AAAGAACGATGGTTGCTGCACTTGCTGGCCGCCAAGCAATGCCGCCAGTTCGTTAAAGTTCTGACCTCTGGTTGCATTGCGTTCTGCAATCTCGCGGCTGCGCTGCTGATTAGCAATCTGATTTGATAACAACTGGTTAGCCACAGCATCTTGCCTTGCTGCATTAGCAAGCTGGGTGTTTGCTGCTGCCTGGCTAAAGCCTTGCCCTTGTGAGGCTAGACCAAACTCGCCAGCCGCTGCACGTTCACCGAATTGCTGCGCTCTAATATCCCGCGCTTGATTGACGATGCGGTCACTCTCTTGACCCGCCGCCAATGTAGCTTGTTGCGCTAGTCGTTGCCGTTCCTCGCCTTGCTGCGTCTGCAATCTGCCAATCGCATCATTGTAGCCTTGTGATGTGATCGGTATGCCCCGGTCTGCAAGGTTTTGCTGTAGCTCTTGAGACTGCCGGGTAAACTCTGGCTGTAGCAGCCCAAGCTGGCGGTCAAACAGTGTTTGCTCAATGTTGCTTCTTAGGCTGACAGGATCGTTTGTTAGCGCTGTCAGGCCAGCCGTATTAATGCTTTGCGGTATTGCCTGACCAGTATTGATATTGCTCTGAAAGGCTGGTAGGCCTGTTGTTGGGTCAACGTCTTGTGATTGTCTTACCCCTGCCAATGTTGGCGCGGTCTGGAACGGATTGCTGAAATTAGGATCGTTAGCAAATATCGGTGAGCCATCAGGGTTTTGCCCAACAACGGTCTGGCCGCTGACGCGGTTAAAAGCTACGTTGCCAAGGCCAAGGCCAGTGCCTTCCGTTGCTGCACGAATTTGCGTTTGGAAAGGTGTTTCTTGGGTAAACGCGGCTGATTGCGTGTCGTCACCGCCCCGGCCCTCGACAAACTGACCCTGATCGCCAACATAGCCAAAGCGCAGATTTCCGCGAGGTGTGTATTGCGTTATGCGATTTGCATCTGCCTGTGCGTTTATAAGCGCGTTTGGATCAGGCGTTGGCGGCAATTGTGGGCTTGATTTTCCCATTATCTTGGTTCCTTATCCATTTACATTCGTCCTTTAACATTCCCCACAAGATCGCATCGTGCGGCGCATATAGCTGGCGCAGCCTGCCCTCTTGCGTAAAGCCAAGCTGCCTGTTCATCTTCATGGCCTTCTCGTTAGCCTCACTGCACTGCACGAGCAGCCTGTCAGCGCCCACCTGATTGAAGGGGTAGGCGAACAGTGCGTGCAGGACAGACCGGGAAGCCCAGCGCAGGGAGGTTGCAGCTATGCTTGCCTCGATCTGCCCTTGCCGTAAATCGTGATAGACGGCAGCAGCAATGATCTCGCCATCGCGCTGCACACCTATAGCCACTGACGGCCCAAAGCCATCAATGCCGATTTGTTTTGCTGTCCATTTTTTTAGATAATCGTCTGCGCCAAAAATGAGGCGGTTCATAATATTATTTCGTCCATTGCGCTTCTTGCTATTGCAGCAAACATAAAAACAAACAGCACTAGGGCGACAACAATGACAAAGGCGATGAGCGCGACAGCTTTAAGCGTTTCTTCAAGCTCTTGAGATTTACGAGCCTTTTCACGCAAGGCTTGCTGCCGCGCCGCTTTTTGCTGCCTAAGAGCCTCATTGTGGTGATTCAAAATCTCCTGCCAGGTGCTTGGCTGATTAGCTGGTTTAGGCCAGCGCATATTAATTAGCTGGGAAATCTGTTGCATTTCCTCATTGAGCCGCTTGGCCTCAAGCACTGCGTCAATGCTGCCCCTGAAACTGACATCAACACCAACCCCAGCTTGCTCGTTTCGCTTTTCATTCAAAACCTTTTGGGCTGAAAACAGTGTGGAAATCTGCCCCGAAAGCTCCGACACAGATTGCACATCATTGACCCTAGCCTTGATAAATGAGATTGCACTGGACGCAGCAGAAACTGCCGCTAAAGCGGTTGTGATCGGCTCCATAATGGTTCTCGATTTTACTTTGAGCTAATTATTCTGTCGATCTTGGCTTCAAGCCGTAGGATCGAATCTGACATTCTTGTCAAATTATCGGAAAGTTCTGCGCGGGTGCAAAAGTCCTCTCGTGTGCGATTTAGCAATATCTCAATGCGCTTAACCTCACCGCTAAGAGCACTTGCCCAATATCCAAAGCCAAGCACTAGCACACCAATCAAGCCATCAATGATATGCACTAAGTCCATCAACCAGCCTCAAGGGCTGTAATTCGTGATTCAAGTGCTTCAATCTTTTCAACTGACTCGATCAATGCCTTGGTGAGCAATGGCACGATTTTGGACTGATCGATTGCCTGCAAATCCGGCACAGACCGCGTACCCATAACCGCCTCTTTAGTCTCACGCCATTGCTGACCCTCTTCTAAGGTATCGGGGTTTTCAACATTGGCACTATGGATAACCTCATCAGCTTCATCTGTTGCTGGTGTGTATATGTCGCCTGTGGCTGCGCTGACTTGGTATTCCTCGTCACGCATTGCGTCTTTAGTGCCGCTGATAGCCTCTAGAACAAGCGGGTTGCCGTCAGAATCGTGCGACACCTCGTGGGCAAGGAAGCCATCGACAGGAACAGCGTCATCGCCATCAGCAATCCACGCAAACCTTGCTGGCTTGAGTTTCTTGAGGCGGCTGGTTGCATCCCAATCATAGGTTACGGCGGTCTTTAGGCGATAGTCTGATGAGGTGTTATAGGCTGTGCTAGTAGTCGTAACATAAATGCTACCCACTTCTGTTCCACTATTATTTCGCATTTGCATATGATTTTGTGCAGTGGTATTAAAACTGTGCGTTTCAATAATAGTGTTTGTATCTGTCGGCACAATTTCAAGCGTTGAAGATATAGAGCTTGTGCCAATTCCGATTTTCCCCGCTGATGTGATTCTAAGGCGTTCTGCTTGTCCAGCAGTGCCAAATTGCATTGAATTGTCAGAATGGTCATATCTGATGCGTCCTGCGGCAGAGTCGCCATCATCTGCAAAAAACAAACTTGCCTTGCTAGTATTTCCAGCACCAACTGTAATCCCAGCGTCACCAGAACCTTCAACAAACAATTCGTCACCAGAACCAGCTACCGAAGAGCCTGATGAAGCGGTTTGGATGTGTGCTTTTGCACTAGGTGAAGCAGTGCCAATGCCCACGGCTCCCGCTGAAGTAATTGTCATTCGGGTAGCGTTGTTTGCGTAAAACGACATTGCGTCAGTACTGTGGTTGTATTCGACTGCGCCGATATAGTTATCAGCGGCATCACCAAACCGCACACTGCCTGTGTTTGTGTTATTTGTGCTATCAATTCTGATGCCGCCGCCATCGCCAGAATGATTGATAAGAACTTGGTCACTAGTGTTAACTGTTAACTCACCAGCCGTTACTGTGCCTGTGGTAGTGATTGCGCTTGAACCATTATCAATACTCCCAAAGCCACTTGTAATGCTGCCACTGTTTAAAGCGCCAGTGGTAAGGATGTTGCTACTACCAGCCGCTGGTGCTGCCGCTATGTCTGACAGCACTTCAGCGGTTGCCCTGCTTTCAAGGCCGTTGGCTGTAAAACGCGCATATTCGTCATCTGCAACTGAAGCGCTATCAATCTTCACTGCGTTTGTATTTGATATGCCAAAGGTCAAGCTGGCCTGTGCGCCAATGTCTGAAAGCACTTCTGCCGCAGAACGCCCCTCAATGGCCGTGCCGTCAATCCGCAAAAAGTCGTTATCAGCCGCGCCGCTTGTAAATACTGGTAGATTACCGTTAGAAATGCCTGTTGACAGGGTTGCGACAGTGGTGATTGCAGTGCCGTTCAATGTCATCGCATCGGCTTCAAGTGTGCCATCAATGTCAGCATTGCCGCTAATGTCCAGCGTTGCTGCGTCTAACTCACCTGTGATTGTCAGGTTTCGGCCACCAGTAATGTCCTTGTTAGCATCAACTATCATTGCCTTTGATGCCAGCACAGTGCCGGGTGTAATGCCGTCAATGGTTTCTAGCTCTGCCTCGCTAATGACCGCGCCTGATCCTAATGTCAAAGCGCCGCCGACTGTGAGGTTGCCAGCAACAGCCATAGTGCTGTTTGCTACGGTGGCATTTGGTGTAATGGTTAAATGCGTAACATATGTGCCAGCGCTATTAATATCGTTGCCCAAGGTGAGCGTGCCGCCGTCAGCAATGTTAAGCTTCCACTCATCGCCTGCGTCATCGCCCTCATCTGCCATCAATGTGATAGCAAGGCCAGCGCCTTCTGCTGCTGATATTTTTAGTGAATCCGTTGTGGTTTCATCATATTGAATTAGCACATCAGTATTTGTGCCAAATGCAATGGTTTTATTGTCAGGCAGGGTAATGCCCTGTGCAAACGGTATTGCTGCCGTGCAAGTCTGTGTGCCATCCTTCAAGATGCAAGTAGACAAGCCAGTAGCCATGCCGTCCAGTTCTGTATCAAACTTGCTGGCAAGGATTTTAACGCCGTTATCTCTATCGGTTGTGCAGTCAAAAGTTCTGCTAAATGTACCGCCTGAAAATGCCATTTAATAAGGCCCCCCTGGTGCGAATGTGTAATGAGCGCTGATAAAACTGATAGCCTGACTATCCGTTGCCACTTTGATGCGTAGCGCTGCACTGAAGCCAAATTTGTTGACTGCCTTGCGGCGCTTTGTAATGCCTGAACCAACCGCGTCAGCCCAAAAGAAATTATCCCAACTGGCTGTATCCCAGGATGCCATATTGCTTGCAAAAGTGGTGGTTGATACCGCAATGCCGCTAACAGGCGCTTGGTCTACACCGACACCGAAATCAAACTGCACATCGGTTTCGCCTTCTAGCATTGGCTGCACGCTGCTAAAGCGCTTGACCCCGCCGCGATCACCAAAATAATTATAGCTTGTTGCCAGATCACCAACTATGTTTTCACCAAGATCGGCCTTGCCTTCTACTTTAAAGACCTTGCCGCCTGCACCGCCAAAGAATGTATCGCCGTTGAACTGCCCCCAGACCACTGCTGGCAAATCCTCAAAAATGCACCAAGCCCGAATGATCGGGTTAAAAACGTGCTGATTATAAGGATCAGGGCTATCACCAGTCGGATAGTTAAAATAAACCTTATCGCCATCAGGGCTTACAAATATCTGCCAGCCCTGACTTGTGCCGGTTTCTGCCACCTGAGCAATTACCGTGCCTCTAATCTTTTCTGATATGGCTGCCGCCTTATTGCCAACAAGGTCTTGCCGTACTACTTGGCTTAACGGCAGATAACCCTCTTTGGTCATTATAATAACATCACCGCCCAGCTTGGCGATTGCACGTTTTTCTTGAACTGGCTCTGCTAAACGGAACGAGCCGACAAGCGAGAAATCACTTGAGGGGTTAGAGCCGCTATAAATAAGCACCTCGCCTGATGACATAATGATGCAAAGCAAATCATCAACGCCCTCACCGCCGTCAATCGACAGGCTGTTGATCATTATGATGTTGCCGCCGTATGTGCCGACTAGACCCACAGGGAACTTGGTGAAATTGCCTTGGAAGGTATCAACAGACGCACTGTGGTAAAAATTCTGACTTGTGCCTGTCCAGTAGTAAACGCGGTTTTTGTGTGCGTGTACTCCTGTCAGTGTGTTTGCATTTACGCTGTCTGATAGTGTGATTGATAAATCAGAAGCGCTGGAGCCATTCCAGCTAAACGGCACGTTTGCGCCAGACGGCACAATGATAGATAAATTGTTAAACTCGATATGCTCTGCACGGCCATTGGCAAGGCCGGTTTTTTTACTAACCGCTGACCCGGTGTCAATCTGGTATAATACACCATCGCTGCCAATCGCCAGCAACTGCCTGTTTGAGCCTGCGCTATGCTCTATCAGCGTTTCTACATCACCAGTGCCAATGCCAGTGCAAAACTGCGTGTAACCATCGCGCAAAGTAATCTTGCCGGTTGTCGGAAAGAAATTGCTTAATATGAGCGCATCAGTCGGCGGCATGGCATCAATACTGTCACGGCTGTTTAGACCGCCCACAGGGGCTGGCACAGATGCCGCTTTAACGCGGTACTGGTTTGCTGATCTAGCTGCTTGAAGCATTAAAGGCCATATCCTGAATCTGGTAAATTGTAACTATATGGGCTGACCAAATAGCGCCTATGATCGTCTAGTGTCAGAATTGGCGCACCGCCTGCACGGCTAATGGCCTGCCTTAGTTCCATTTGATACTGGCGAAAGTCCTCGTCATAGATTAGGCCGTGGCTTTGCTTAAACCGCCATGTAACGCCCATTTCCATTAATGTTTCGTCAAGTATCCCAACATCGCTATCTGCCGCCATAGCGGCCTGTGATGTGCCGCCGCTGGTCTGATTCCAATGGCTTGATACATATTCAAAGCCAACAGTTTCTGCGCTATTGGGTGTCGGTGTGATATCGAACCGCAAAGCATTGCTTGCAGCCTTCAAACGAAAGCGCTGAACAATGCCGCCAGTGACCGTGCCAAAGCGGTCAGCCTGGTATGTTTGCGGTGTGATAGGGCCAACCATTGCATCCAAGTCTGTGCGGTTGTAAGCCGTGCCTGATACAAACCGATCAAAGTCAGTCGGCAGCGCATAGTTTTGCGTGCCGTTGACAGTGCTGAAGGTGTGTTCCTTCATCAAGATCGGCCAGTTATTGGCACGCATCAGTTGAGCGCCCTCGCGGTTTATCATAACCATTAGCTGCCGCGCAATCGGATCAGTATTGCCAGCAACTGTTGTCGGGCGCTCAAACCCGACGAAATCGCTAACTGCTTGTGCTATTGTTAGCAGGCTCATTTTTCACCTCTTGCGGTTCTGCCAAGGT